CTCTTCTCTTCTTCCGTTCTTAGCAGCTTGTTTCTCTGCTGCTTGACGATTAAAGATACCACGTTCACCACTTTTAGATTCATATAATGATAACCATTCACGCATAAACGCACCAGTTTCTGCAGCATCTGTGTAAGATACAGAGTTATTAGACAAAGCTCTCTGCTGATTATCTTCCCACCATGCACCTGACTTAGCATTGCGCATACGGTTGTCTGAGAGGTTGCTGAGAGAGATTAAAGCACTTCGCCTTACTCCACCTACGACTACCACTTCTGCGACCTTACACATCAAATCATGGCAATCTATGGACACTAGCTTACGCTGTCCTTTTGTAATAGCATCACGGAATATGTTGATAGTAAAATCAAATAACTCTTCAAGCGGAGCAGGACCACTAGCACGACCACCAAATGTTTTTAGTCTAGCACCATAAGGTCTGATGTTAGATACATCCCATGTAGGTATTTGTCCTACATAAAGCAAGGATAATAATTCTTTATATGCTTTTGCCCACCCAATCTTAGAGTCAGCTACCTTAATAACTGTATCAGTAGGAAACAAATCTTCTGGAAGATCTGGTAATTGATTTATGTATTGACGCTCAACACTAAACCCAACACCAGTACCACACATAAGTATGTATAATGTTTCATCAAAAGCTCTGACATTATCTACAGCTACATAGCTACAGTTAAATCCTGCAACATTATCTTTTTGTAATGCTGTACCTGCTGACATCAATGCTCTCATGCTTGGCATAATGTTTAGATACAGTACAGCTTTCTCTAAGTACTTTCTAGTCTCATCAAACTGTGACTTACTTAAGTTGTGGTTTTCTTTAAGATGTGTTTCAAAGAAATCAAAGTATCGAGATACTGTTTCGTTCCAAGTTTCTCTACGTTGTTTATCTTCGTTCCATCTAGCGTACCTGCTTAGATGTATAAACTGTTGATAGTTTGTAGGTAGTCCTACATTGTTTTGTTCTGTACTCATATTAAAAATGTCTCTGCGAATTGTGTTGTTAATAATAAAAATATTGTAGAAGATAGCATCAAAAAGATAACAGGCATAAGAGCATCCCATAACTGTACTTCTACTTCTAATGTTCCTTCTGTTCCGTTAAGCATAATCTGAAATACAAGATAAGCAAAACATATTAGGCTTTGTGTTAGAGCTAACCCTGCCATTAATATTGCGACTTTTATATCTGCAGACCATATAAAATAAGAACCTACTACCATTCCAATAAACGGAATCATATATAATAATCTACTTAGCATTTGTTTTCTCCTCTACCCACAAGTGTATAGCTATTATAGCGTAGTGTATAATTTTTAACAAGTCACCTTGATTTTTATTTTCTCCAGTAACAGGATCAGGTTTCTTACCATAACGCATAGCATACTTCATAATATTACCCATACAAAAACCATCACCATGTCCTGCATCAATGATCATGTCTGTTGCTTGATACTTTTCATTAGCATAGTGTCTTTCGTATGTTTTATCTACATATCTTTTTATTTGTTTTATTGTATTATCTTCGTTGAATTTATAATCAACCATTATTTTAACTCCTCTGGTAAAGTTTCTTCTGAGTACCATGTAAAACCATTAGACTCAGCCCATTCAGCGTGTGTTCTTTTTGTTCCATCTTTTCTTTTCTTTGCGGCAGGCATAGGTGCGTAAGGTTTTTGAAAGACGAACACAAGTTCCATTGTTTTTGGTAAAGACTTTCTAATCCAAACATACTTACTATACTCTGCATGATCCCAGAACCTACCTTTAGCTTCGATAATAATTTTATCTTTTGTAAAGTCTGGTTCATATTTCTTTTCAATAATGTAATCAATCATTTTACCATGATGATTCCAATTACTTAATATACCTTTATGTAAATCATACTCCCACTTACTATCATAACCTTTAGGTAATCCTTTTTCTTTTGGTCGTATCTTTCTAGGTTTTCTTCTAGCCATTCAAATCTTCCAAAGTAAAATCAGGATTACGTTTTAACTTTTTATATATCCATCTTAATGAATAAGCACTAAGCATTATCTTTCTGTTAGCGTAGAAGTGTGTTTGATCTGATAGAAAGTTTTGTAAAGTTTTTCTATTTATCTTAGAAGTATCTTCTCCTTCTGGAACAACAGATCGTAACCAATCTATGAGTAGATCTTTACCACGACTTCTTAATGCTTTTGCTTTTCTTCCGTTCATTTAGTAACTTCCAAAACTTTAGGTGTCTTTACAACCTGAGTTAAATAATTAAATCCTTTTGCATACTTAAATACTCTTAGTCCTTTACCTTCGTTAGAATCTTTGTGACATTCAAACTTATGTCTACAATAAACACAACCTCTAGGAAGTTTCATATTTCCTGATGCTCCATCTGGTATAGGATTATAACATAAATCAGGTGGTGTGTCTACCTTTATTAACTTTTTAACTGATTTTATTTTCTTTTTTATGTCTGGTTTATCGAAAGAATCAGGTCTATATAATGCTATTTCACCTGACTCTTTGTTCATTGCCAAGAAACCCCCCTTGTTTGTACCCATAGAAGCCTCGTAAGCAGCCAACTGAGGGAGATAACCGAAAACATCATCTTCGGCTAGGGTTTTATCTTTAAACTTCTTAAACGCGAAACCAGAAGCTGTCTTGATGTCTACTACTTCACCATCAATTATACAATCCATGTGTCCTTTTATACCTTGAAGAGATACTTCCTTCTGTTCTCCTGTAACTTTATGTTTAGCTAGTTTAATTAACATCAGTAACACTTCTTCAAGTAGGTGTCCGTATAAAAACTTAATGAACACAGATGGTTTTATCTTTTCAGTTTCTTTGTTTTCAGACTTCATTTCAAACCATAGCTGTCGAGTAGGTTTACCTATGTTAGACATACGAAGTGTTGCTGTATCTCTAGGTCTAGGGTTAGCCCAATGATGTAAAACTTTTTTCATTGACTCGCCAAACTCATCTATAGTTTTATCGTCAAGGTCTAAAGGTTTACCATCCGATAAAGCAGATAGCTTGTCGTAGATGTCCTCTACAAGTGTGTCTAGTTTTTTCTTCTTAGCCATTGACTATTCCTTTTTCTTGATATAACTCTTTATAAAATTTTCCAACCTTTAATATCTGATCAGGTGTTGCTTGATTCTTAATTGAGTTTGCCATGTGAGAAACCATAATAACATTATCTTTTGTATATCCTTTATTATTATCTATCCTATCTAAACTAGGAGAATTAAACCAGTCTTGTGATCCTATAATTAATTTTATTCCTAGTATAGGACAATGTTGAACTGCCATGTTTTGAATATCTTTTTTAGTTAAAGTAACTTTAGTTTTTTTCTTTTTAGATCTCTTAACTGCATCTCTTAACATAATTCTTGCGTGTTCTTTTGATCCTATTATATGTCTTTTTTTATTTACTATTCTTAACTGACAAGGTCTACATTCTGTCCTATATGTATTACTATCTTTACGAAAGTAAAAATCTGTTATAGGTTTTTCAGCCTCACAAATTCTACACGTTTTTGTTTTAAACATTTCGGTCTGTTCATTAATGTGTTTCACTCCAATTCCCTCCTGTATCATATTCACCATCCAAAGGACAGCGTAGTTTAAATACTTCACCTGCTTCTATAATAGAACTGACTCCAAGATCACCAATAGTTTTAGCGTGTTCTTTAGGTACTTCTAACTGCCATTCATCGTGTATGTTAGCTACAAACTTATGCTCTAACCAATGCTTCCTTAACTTGTTGTCGAAGATAACCAAAGCTTGCTTCATAACGATAGCTCCTGCACCCTGTAATAAAGTGTTCAAAGCAGCGTGTGCGTTGCGAATGAATAACTTTCTACCATCTAATCCTTTGAGGAAACCTTTTGCAGATGCTCTCGTAACTCTATCTCTAAGAGATTTAAATGATGGTTTATTATCAAAGAACAATTGTCTAGCTCTAGAACCATCTCCTTTATTTCCTCCAACCACGCTTCCAAGTTTTTCATCTCCTGCTCCGTACATGAGGGCATAGATGAACGTCTTTGCCTTATCTCTTGATTCAAGTCTAGCAAGTTTTTGATTTGCTGTGTGTATATCTCCGTTGAGAATTTCATTTGTATAGTCCTCGTCATTCATATAGTGTGCTAACATTCTTATTTCTAAACCAGATGCGTCAATACCTAACAACACATTACCTTCATCTACTGTCCAACAAGCACGACATTCCTTACCATAAGGTTGTCTTACGCTCGGAATCTGCGCTGTGTTTGGACTTCGATGCGTCATGCGACCTGTGATAGCTCCGTTAGGTATAACAAATCCATGTATTCTATCATCATCTTCGACAGCTTTAACCCACGAATCAATCTGTGCTATACGTTTCTGTAGTAAAAGAAACTCTGCAATCAGACTAGCTTCGTGTATGTGTGTAACTTGTGATAAAGTTTTCTCATCTACAATAGGTTGACCAGTAGGTGTAAATCTATCTGGCTTCCATCCAAAGTCAATCAAGTATTCTCCAATCTGTTTACGACTGCCGAGATTAAAATCAACTAACTTCTTACGCATGAATGGTTCGTTGTTACCAAACCACAAACAGTTATCATACTCTTCATCAGTAAGACCACGCTTAGATAATGTTCCATCTTTCTTTACATAAGGTGTGACTAACTTATCATCTACCAACTTAGGTTTGAAAGTATTATGTACTTCATCTTCTATCTCTTGTTTTCTTTCTCTAAGTTTTGCCAGTAGAAGTTCAGCAGAATAACTATCGAACTTAAATCCATTCTCTTCTTGCTGTTTCATCAGTCTTGCAACATCATGTTCTAGCTTTATACTATCTTTAGAAAACCCTTTAGCTTCAAACCTCAAGTTCTTGAATACCATAGTGTTTAGCTGTACATCTTTGACGCAATACTTCATCATCTCTGGTGAGTAGTTTAGATAATCTTCAAAGTCTATCTTAGGAAATCTTAACTTATAACCCCAAGCTTCTAAACTATGACCACCTTCTCTGACAGGATTGAAAAGTCTTGACAAGACAAGAGTATCTAATACTTCTATATGTGATAGATCAACTCCTGTAAGTTTCTTTATAACTGGAATATCAAAACCTACAATGTTATGTCCTATCAATCTATCAGCACTAAGCAAAAGTTTACATCCTTCGTCAATCTGATCAGGATTAAATTTAAATATCTCTCCTGTATCAGGATTCTGACAAACGATACACCATATCTTAGTTGCTTTTAGATCATCTGTTTCTATATCAAATACTAAATCCATTTTTTTCAAATTCCTCCCACGTTATTAATTCGTTTTGCTCTGCATAGATACATGGAAACTTAAACTGTGGTTGTCTTTCTCTTTTAGGTTTAGCATGTAGCTCCTTACCTGTTATAACACCTTTAAGTTCACAGGTTACAGTTTCCTCGTTTTCTGTTACCACAAAGAAAGCATACAAATCAATATTATTATTAATCTTATTGATCCAAAGCACACCTTTATTATGAATAGTTGACTTTACATCTATACTCCAACCTTTATACTGTATATCTCCGACATCACTACCGCTGTCTTTAGTTTTACATAATGGAGAAAAAACTTGACTAGGGTATACGTTTGTTAATTTAGCTAATGCTAACTCTGCAAATAATCCTGTTCTGTCAGAAAAGTATTTATCATTGGTATTATTAAGAGGTAAAGTTTCAGCATTACGACTTCTTGCTCTATCATATCTACCCTTACTCAAGTAGTCCACTATTGCTTTCTCGCCATCCTCTAATACTATTATAGTCATATTAAAATCCTTCGCTGTTATCGGTGACTTCTATATCATCATTAGAAATCTCAGACAATCTTCCAGTTTCATTATCATAAAGCAAGTGTGAAGCTAGTCCAACATCTCCTGTGTACCGAGACTTTAACACACGAACCTTTGTTGTCTGTGACTCTTGATAATCGTCTGACTGTTGGTTACGTTCCAAAGCTAAGACACAATCAGATAGCTGTGCAATACTCTGGCTACCTCTAAGGTGAGATAGGTTTACTTCAATACCATTCTCATGTCCTTTGTTACCATCAATCCTACGCAAGTGTGACACAAGAATAAGACCTGCACCTGTTTCTTCTACTATAGATCTAAGCTTAGTCATAATAGAATCAATGGTAC